GCCGCGCATCGCGGCTGCTGCCTCATCCTCGCCGAGCTGCTGGCGCATGCGATACCAAACGTCGCCGCCCGCCATCTTGTCGGGGTTGTCGGGCATGAAGCCCAGGCGGTCGATCGCGTCTCGGACGGCCTTCGGCTGCTGGCTTATCGGCGCGTCATAATCGAGCAGCTTGGCGGCGTCGGCGTCGGGAATGTCGAGTTTGTAGAGGTTGCCGGTGGCTTGAACCGCCTCTCTTAAAGCCGGAGACGGGTCAAAGTTGTCGAGGTTGCGACCGTACGCTGCTGAGATGGCTTGCGACGGGTAGTCAAAACCGAGCCAATCATCATCGCGGAGCGCGCGGATTACAGCTTCCTGGGGAGCAGAAAACTGCCCAGTTCCAAGTAAACCAGTTACATCCTCAAAATCAGCGTCATCGGGCAGCGCATCTCTAAACTTCTGGACTGTGTCCTTGTAGGACAGAGCATTGCGATACTGCGCCCCAACACCGCCGCTTTCAGCGCTGTAGAACCCTGGCCCATACGCTTGCGCGCCTTCTCCGGTTCCCATCATGTCCAGGCGCGGACGTCCCTGCGGGAAGCCGGGTTCCGGGGCAAACCTGTGCGGCGTGCCGTGAAACACGTTCATGCCCACGGCACCGGCTGGGGCGGGGACCAGTAAGCTGCCGACGGGGGCAGCGCCTGCGGTGAGCATTGCGCCGGTCATCGGGTCGACTTCGCCCTGTAGCACCCGGCGCGGCGCCTGGATGCCCTCTAACAAGCCCTGCGCGGTGCTGCGGGCGATGCCTGGAGCTGTGAGAGCGACGACGTTGTCATTCTGGTCGAAGACAAACGGCGAGAGGCTCATGGCGCCTGGGTAGCGGTAGCCTGGCTGGTCGCTCAGAAGCCCATGCAGGGGAAGCCCAAATATCTTGAGGCTCGGGTTGTAATTGGCGGGTAGCATCTCACCAGGCCTTGCAGGACCAGTATCTGGCCTTTGTTCGTGGTCCTGGCTCGTCGCAGTTGTGGCGGCTGCGGAAGTTGGCGCGCGGACCCTTTTGGTTTTTCTTGATGCTCATGTTGGCGTCGCCAAACATGACCTTTTTCACCTTGTCGCCGTCTTTGACGTAGACGACGGATTTTTTTCTGCCGTGGCCCGGCTCGCCTTCGCGGATGCGGCGCGGTTTATTTAGCGCGACCTTTTTTCCACGATATATCGCCATTTTTTCAGCCCGGCAGGTTAGTTAAATACACCCCCATAGGGGGGGTGGGTGCGGACGTGCTATCACTCCACCCGCCCCCGTCGCCGCGATCGAGGGGGGGGGTCCAAAGGGCGCGGAGCGGCGCCGCGGGCGAGAGAGAGAAGCGCGCGCCAGCTCCGCGGGGCCAGCGAGTGGCCCTATTCGCATAAAGTATGTGGAGGTCATGCCAATGTTTTCAGATACTTAGACGTGCAATTCGCATATCACACGCATTTGGCGTCGGATTTCGCCAGGCTCGCCGCCCTGGTGCGCAGATCCGCCGCCCTGGCGCGATCGGGCTCGACCGGCACGGCCTCGCGCGCGTAGCGCTGTCACAAGTGCGTCTTACGCGCTGTCCTCGACCTGATCGGCCGTGATGTCGATCGTGCTTTCCTCGATCTCCCGCTGCTTGCGACGCATGTTTGCAAGCTCTCGCACAGCGCTGAGATGCTGCTCGCCAGTGCTGACGAGATTGACTGTCGTCTCCAATTTATCGCCGTATTTCGACGGCGCCATACGAGCTGCGGCCCACTTCAAACCGTCCATTGCGACGCGCGCTTGATCGGGTTTGATCGTCCCGTCGATGACCATTTGTGTGAGGTCAGCGACCTTTTCCCCGTATCGGTCGCCACGCTTTTTACGCGCCTCGTCGTACATCTCGACGAACTCAGGATCGGCATCAAGCCACCGCATTACCGATCGCAGCGACGGCATATTTTCCGCCAAACAAACACTCGCAAGCGACCGCCCCTCCGCAATCTGCTCGCATATTTCCTCGATTATTTCCGGCGTCCTAATGCTCGGTCTGCCCATCTTTTTCGGCTTGGTCGCCGTCGCGACTGCCTTCTCTGCTGGCACCGTCAATCTCCACGCATAAAAAAACCGCCCACCGGCGGCTGACCAAATGCGGCGTGTCGCCGCATCGTAGTGTTTTTCTACTACATTTGGTGTGTATCGTCAACACCCATACAATATCTTGTACCACAGTCCCAATATCGCCCGATCAAACCGCCGCTTCGCCGTCTGCGGATGGCAATGCATCTTCTCAGCAATCCGACGCCAGGCCGGTCCTCGATGCCGTCGAGCTGCACTATGCGCAGCCGCCCACACCAGCTTGGCGTCGTCAGGCTCAAGCAGCGCTGTCAGCTCGATCGCCATGTCCCAGGCGCCGACCTCGCGCACCGACGCAGGCCCAGGCCGCACATCCACCTCGCCATACCCATAAGCCAGGTTCTTATCCCCCGGCACCTCCGGCCAATATCCTCGAACACGCAGATCATATGCTCGCGGCATCTTCCTCTCCGCCACCGCCGCATCGATGAACAGCTCACGCAGCCCGACCTCGTCGCCGACCCGCTCCCTTACCCGCTCCAAATCAACCATGCGCACTACCGCCCAACCGTACTGGCTTCGCCTTGGCGTGCGCACTAAATGCGCGCCAAGCGCGCGCTAAGGCGCTTGGCGTGCGCGTGCGCACTAAGCTAGTACGGTTTTTTTTGTGCGCACCCGTTTTTGCGCACAAAGTGCGCGCTAAATGCGCACTATCGGCACCCCAAACAAACGCCACATGTTCGCTCATTGTTCACCCCCTGGCATCTTGTCAAAGTCAACAAACAGTCCGGTGTCTTCGCGCCGCCGAATTGGGTTGCGATACTTGTCGGTGCGCAGCAGTCCGTTGGACATCCACGTCCGCAGCACGAGCTTCGCAGCACCCTCGCCCACGCCCATGTCTAGCAACACGTTGCCTGCCCAGCGTGCCGTCCCTGCCTTTGCCGTAGCCGTGTAGCGCTGCCCGTCCTCCAGCCCCGCCTCAATGAGATTGAGTGCGTAACGGGCGTTCTCGACGCCCAGCCCCTCAAACGGATCAGGCGGCGACCAGGGCGCCAGCACGCCCACCCAGTCTCCCTGGGCAAGCTCCACGCTATGACGCTCAAACCACACCGCGTCACGCGCTGGTGCGCTCATGTTTCCCTTCGCGTCATCGACGCGGACGTACCAGCTCCTGCGCTCTGGCTGGATGTCGAACGCCTCACCCTCCCGATCGCTCATCGGCGTGATGGTGCGTGCTGACCGCACGGCACCAGCCAGGGCGCCTGCACCGCGAGCGGTGTTGATGTCACCTGCCACCGCAACAAAGCCAGACGGCGGCTTCCTCGTGTGATGCACGAGATCCACAGCAGCACCGCAACGCTTCGCTATGTCAGCAAATACATCAAGAACTGCGTCTATCTGCTTGTTATCATTCTCTTCTGCGTAGTGCGCCTTCACCATCGGATCGACTTGCAGCACCGATATTCCGTGCCGCTGCATCTGCTCGATCACCTGCTCCGCCGCCACCGTCGGCACGACGACGCCATCCTCGGGCTCGGCCACTATCATCTTGCAGTCGCGTCCGCTGTCGAGGAACAGCCACCCCTCCAGCTCCACCGGCGGGATACCAAAATGCTCACAGATCGCCCAGGTGCGCCGCAGCAGCTCATCGCGCGGGTCTTCGAGGTTGTAGTGCCAGACCCGCACACGCTCCTTCACGCTCACACCGAGCAGGGGTCGCGCAGTCGCTAGGGCGATAGCCTCAATCAGCTCCAGCGTCGTCTTACCCACGCCGCCTGGCGACACGGTCGCCGACACATATCCTCGGATCAGGTGCTTGCCGTAGAGCCACTGCCGTGGCTCGACTGCACGCATGTCGCTGGCGCTAAACCCAGACGCCACCACACGCAGGCGCGGCTCAAACGAGCGCAGCGCAGGCATGAGCCCGTCCGCATCATTAACAGCCAGCCAGTCCGACACGTCGGCTTTGGGCTTCATGCCAGCGCACAGGTCAGCGACCGTCACCGACGCCGCAACCGCCGACAGCGCAGCCGCTGTCCGCTCGGCAGTCTTACGCCCGACATCATCATTGTCCGGCACCACCCAGACGCGCTTGCCCTCGAAGTAGGGCGTCAGCTCCTCCGGCCATGAGCCGGAACCCATCGGCTTGGTGGTCGCGCAGATGCCCAGCGCAGCGAGCGCGTCAGCGTCCTTCTCTCCTTCGACTACGACAACGTCTGTCGCCGCTCGGATGTCAGGCAGACGGTACGGCACCAGCCGCACATCATCGAGGTTCCATATCCATCCCCCGGCGCCATCAGGTCGTCGCTGTCGAAAGGTCTTCGGCATCCACCGCACGACCTGGTAAAGGAGATCCCCGGCCGCATCGACGTAATCGTATTTCGCAACGATAAGTCGCGGCGCATTAGGCGCAGGCACAACCTCGATCTCAGCGAGCTTCCCGCCTTGTTCCGCTTCAAAGTCATAGTAGTCGCCAGTCTCCATATTCACTGACACGCTGCCGTGCGTGCCGAAGCGCATCTCCTTCGCCGTGGACAGGCGCCGGTTAGGCTCGCCAAAACGCTCTCGTGCTTGCAGCTCGTACATCAGAAGGGGATCGGCTCATCGAGGTCATCGACGCCGTCCATGCGTGCCTCGACCACACGGCCCAGCAGGCACTTGGCAAAGTGCACCAGCTCATCCTTCGACAGCGCCGCCAGGTCGCTCTTGCCCAGCTCGTCCAGGTACTCGCCGCCCGCGCGCACGCCCTCCCAGATGATCTCCTCTTCCCTTGCCGTCCAATCGGTCATCAGTTCCTTCCTCTCTCTCAAACGCTGGTGGCCTACCGAGCAGAACCACCTCATCCTCCCTCGCTGCTTCACGAGCTGCGGCTTGAACCCAAACCCCCGCTCACCCCGGAAGCACACCCAGCACAGCGCTCTCGCGCTCATACCAGCGGCTCCTGCACCAGATTTTCTGGCGGCTGCACGAACAAGTCGGGCTGCGCGTAAGCGTCCTCAATACGCTTGCAGGCGATGTCGAAGTGTTTGGGTTCCAGTTCAATGCCGATGAACTTGCGGCCCATTTTGGCGCACGCAACACCAGTGGTGCCGCTGCCCATGAAGGGGTCCAAGATGGTGTCGCCGGTATTGGTCCACGTTGTGATGTGGTCCGCAGCCATCGCATATGGCATTGGGGCGGGGTGGCCGTTGTCTGGCTGATTGTTAGTCAAAAACCACCAGTTGAACCGCTTGCCGTTCCGGTTCACCAGTCTTCCCAAACCAGAAATCGGCTTTAAAGATCCGTCGCGCTGCCTGTCAGTTCCGTGCATTGCCAAGCCCGCGTATTTATTGGGCCGGTCCTTAATCGGATTGAATGTTGCCGGGGGGCCATTGGAAAAAACAAACATGAACTCAAAGCCGTTTTCATATCTCACGGCATCGGGAAAGTTCACGTTGGTCTTGAGGTAAAGCATGGTGTCATGGAGGCGCAGCCCGGCGTCCATAAACGCAAGTGCTTGTCGGAATGAGCTGCCGGTCTCAGATCCGTTCTCCACTGCGTCGGCCACGTTCCAAACCAGCACGCCACCGCTCAACAATCCTTTTGCGAGCGGCGCGACGAACCTCGGCCAATCAAAGATGCTTTGGTTTTCGCCGTAATCACGCAGGGAGTCATAGGGAGGCGAAGTTATAATTGCGTCCACCCCGTTAAGCGTCGGCAGGACTTCTAAGCAGTCGCCTTGGTAAAGGGCGCAGTCGCCTATGATTACGGGCTTAATCATCGTCGCCTTCATCCCCCCAAGGATCGACTGCGACCTCTCCCGAGCCGCCGCACCGCTCGCACTCCTGGCGCCGTGTGCGTATCTCAACCCAGCGATCCGGCGTGTACCCGCCTGCCTCGTACTCCCAGAGCGTCTCGCCTTCGCCCTCGCACTCGGGACACTCGCGCCACTGGCACGGCCCTGGATGCCGCAGGCGGTCGCAATCGGGACACATCATGCGAGCGAACTCCGCACCGACCAGGACGTGCAGCCCTCGGCCTGCGCCTCCGGCGACAGCACCTCGTCATGCAGCGTGCAATGCCACTGCGGCCCGTCCACGGGCCGCGCGTGGCGACATGTGCGACAGTTCTGATCGACCGCCCTGCCCTCGTGACAAACCGATCGGTAATCGCACCACCGGCACTCAAATGCGTTGGGGCTCTCGCTCACACGCGCCGGAAGCTCATCGACATGCTCGACCATGTCGCGCAGCCGCTCGGCGTAGTACTCGGCTTCGTCACGCACCAGCTCGGTGCGGCAGGCGTCCCAGTCACGGCAACCGGCTGACGCGACCACACACCAGTGCCGGGTGTACCCGCCGTAGAGCATGTAAAGTTGAGCCTGCACCCAGTACACGAAGTTCCACTGGCGCAGCGTGGCCTTGCTGCCGTCACGCTCTTTGAGCTTCCGAAACTCAGCGAGCTTCTTTTCGTTCGTGACTTTGCACTCCCACACATGGGTGGTCTTCGGCGCAGCAGGATGATGATAGACAATCCCATCGAAGTGACCGCGCACATGCCCGCCCGCGTCTACCACCTCGAACTGCCTGCCGGTCTCAGGATCGCGCGTCATCAGCGTGACCCCGTCCACCATCTGCAAGCGCGTGGCGATTACAGGCTCGCCACGGTTGCCGTCATCGATAGCTTTTAAGCCCCTGGCTGGCGTCAGATACGTCGTCGCCCACAGCCAGTTGTAATACTGCTCGCGCGCGCATCGCCCTGCGCCTGACATGCCCAGGTGCAGCCGCTTGGGGCGAGCCGCCTCACGGCGCTCCAGCTCCTCGTCAGCAGCGATCAGCACTGGGTCTATGTCTTTAATCTCTAGCTTGACCAACTCGTCCTCCGCTCGCCAAAAGGGTGGGGGCGCCGCCCTGGCAGCAGCGCCCCCAAGGCACTATCCCCGCCACGCTGGCGCAGCACCGCCAGCAGCAGGGGCAGGCGCAGCGGCGGGAGGAGATACCGCTGGCGCTGGGGACGCCGCCGAGGCTGGCGACGAATAGGATTTGATTTCGTTGCGTGTCGGGTCCGACTTCTGAAACCCGACGTTGACCTTCACTGGCCGCGCGACGAGCTGATCGGTGTCGTTGATCTTGCCGAGGCCGAGCGCCACGCCGATCTCATTGAGCTTGCGCTGCGCGATCTCGACCGCCGACGACGACGGATGCCAAAGGTTGAGGTTGTCCCAAACGGACCCCCTGCCCTCGATCTTCACCTGTACCGACAGATAGTTGTGACCGGCGCCCGACTGCCGCATGTCCGCAGCCACGATCTCGCCGTCGTACTCCCCAGCAGGGATCGGGCCGAAGCTCGTGTCGCTGACTGCGTTAGGGTCAACATCAAAATTAAGTTCAACCATTTCCTTCTTCCTTATGGCCTGTGATTGCGGAGATGAGCGCGGACCACTCCAGAGGGAGTTCGTCCGGCATCGGGTATCGGGTTTTCGCAACGAAGTTGGGGCGGCTCGCCACGCGCAAAACGCGCTCGCCAGAGCCGACGGCTTTGATCTTTTTCTGACCAAACGACGAGGTCGTTTCCTTCGTCGTCATCCTGACGTTGGCAAAGCCCACGACATCAGCGAACTCGGTGTAGAGATCGCTCGCACGGCGGTGCAGTTTGATCTCGAAGCGGTCAAACGCTTCGGTCGTGGGATCTTCAAACCGCTTGACCTGGCTGTGTGCCAGCAGCACGCACGCCATGCCGCGCTCGCGTCGGAGCTGGGTCAGCTTGCCGAGCAGCGCACGGTGGTGCTGGAGTGCCTCGACATATCCTTTGCCGTAACCCAATGCCTCCACGCTCGGTATCTTGTTGTCCTCGCAGACCTGCTGCCAGGTCAGCGCCTCGTACCAATCCAAGCTGTCTATGGTGACGGTGGTGTAGTCGTGCTGCTCGGTGAGCAGCTCATCCAGGGCGCCCATGACATCGCCGACTGACTGCGCCAGCGGGAAGCGGTCTACGCCGACCACGTCCGCTCCTTCCTCAGTCGGCACAAAGATGCAGCCCTTGCCTGCGCCTGCCGCTAGCGTCGTCTTGCCGACGCCTGGGGGGCCGTAGATCAGGAGCCGTGGCGGTGCCATCGCAGCGCCGGTGATGATGTCACTCAGAGGCATGTTCTCTCTCCTTTGCTCTCTTCAACAATTGGTGGAATGTCTCTTCGCGCAGCATGTAGAGGCGCGGTGATCGGTCAGCGCGCACGACAACTACGTCGGCGTCGTCCTGATCGAATGCGTCGTAGAGGAGCTTGAAGCCGC